GAAGCACATAGCCTTGGAGCATTTCCTACACCATAATTAAGAGCAAAAGAATTAAAACGTATTTGTAATGGCAAGCCAATTATCTATCTATCAGGCACACCTACGCCAGAAAGTTTCTCTCAGCTATTCCATCAAATGTGGGTATCGACTTATGGTCCTTTTAAAGATTACAAAAATTTCTATGGGTGGGCAAGAGATTACGTTGAAATACTCAAAAAGTATTTGTATGGTAAGGCGATTAATGATTATAGCCTCGCAAAAAAAGACCTCATTCAGGAGAAAACGAACCATCTATTCCTTGCCTTTACCCAAGAAGAAGCTGGGTTTACTGAGTTAGTAAAGGAGAATATTTTGTATGTTAAGATGGAGGATAACACTTACAAGTTTGCAGAACGGCTTAGAATTGATAAAGTTATTACCAACAAGGAAGGAAAGACAGTTTTAGGTGATACCGCAGTAAAGCTAATGAACAAGCTACATCAGATTTATAGTGGATCGGTGATTGTAGATGCGCCTGAGCGATACGGCAAGGTGTTTGATTATACAAAGGCAGAGTTTATCAAAGATTATTTTAAAGGCAAAAAGATTGCTATCTTCTACAAATTCCAAGCCGAGCAAATGGCAATTAAATGGGTGATGGGTAAGTGCTATGAGGATCCTACCGAGTTTAATAATGCAAGTGATGGGTGCTTCATATCTCAGATTGTTAGTGGTAGGGAAGGGGTGAATTTAGCAACGGCTGATGCACTCGTGTTCTATAATATTGATTTTAGTGCGACTAGTTACTGGCAAAGTAGAGCAAGGATTCAGACTAAAGATAGGACGAAAGAAGCGCAAATATATTGGATATTTGCAGAGGGTGGGATAGAGGATAAGATATACAAAGCAGTAATGGATAAGAAGGACTTCACATTATCGCATTTTAAAAAGTGTTATAATATAAATTAATTGATTATATTTGTATTGCTTAAATGACTAAAATTATAAAAATATTTACCTATTATAGGGGAGTGTGGTATTCCACAAGGTTTTAGTCGACCTTAGCAACTCCTCTATAATAGGTTTTTTTTATTATGAAAAGCAGAGTTATAAAAAATTATGAAAATTATTTTATCTATGAAGATGGTACTGTTTTTAATACTAAAACTAATAGAAAATTAAAAAATGTTTTAGCGGAAAGGTATCAAGTGGTTTTGCTTTATAAAAATGGAATTAGAAAAATGTTTTATGTTCATAGATTAGTTGCAGAAGCATTTTGCAATAAAAAGGAAAATGCAAATCAAGTTAATCATATTGACTCAAATAAAATTAATAATCATTATTCTAATTTAGAATGGGTAACATCTAAGGAAAATGTAAACCATTATATTAAATCTCCAGTTTATAAAAAAAGGAATACAAGTGAATACCAAAAACTAAGGCTTAAAGAGGCAAAATATAAAAAAGTAAAATGTTTAATTTCTGGCAAAATATATAAATGTATTACTGATTTTGCATTAGATCGTAAAATATCTATGCCTCAAGCATCACAAAAACTGAATGGGGTATTAAAAAATAACCTTAATGCGATTTTATTAACTTGTTTATAACTTTTTGATACTTATATTTGTCAACACTAAACTTTAAACTATGCAACAACAACACTTAACTAAGAAACTTGACTGCACGATTAGCTACCTACCTAAGTATTTAGGATTACAAGATGACTCCTATGAGATTAGAGCCGAGGTAGAGGATTTAAGGATATTCTGGTATAGCGACTACCAACACAATCACCAACAAGCATATTTTGAGGTAGGGCATTTGCAAACATCATTCTTTGTTAATTTCCAAATACCCTTAGATGAACTTAACCAAGATGAGATTGCAATGCTAAAGGTTAGATGGGTGTGTTATGATGATGCCGACACGTTGTATGGATCTGTGCCTTTTTCAACACACAACAACACAATCCCAGAGATTGATTTTGATTTGGAGGTAAAAGGTGGGCTTATCCAACCAATAGAATTAATATTTTTCGTTGACCAAGGATGGTTGCAAATAAAATAGAAAGTTTAATTAATATAAATTTAACGGCGAAAAACGCCGTCAAAACTTAAATCATGAAAGAATCACAACTCCAAACACAGATTAAAAACCGCCTAACCAAGCACGGATGGTTGGTGGTGAAGATTATCAGCTCATCAATGAATGGAATCCCAGACCTTATGTGCATTCGCAAAGGTGTGGTGATGTTTCTAGAAGTTAAGACTGATGTAGGTGTTGTTGCACCACTGCAAGAATATGTAATGAAAGTGCTGAATAGCCATCAAGTACATAGTAGAGTAGTTAGGTCAGTAGAAGATGTAGATGTTTATTGTCATAAAAATGTTTGATTATGAAAAAAATATATAAATATTCTATACCAACCAAAGAAAAATATATTTTAGAACTTCCAATAAATTCTAAAATAATAAGAGTAGAAGATGTTGATGGTTTGTTTTATTTATGGGCAATAGTTGATATTGACGATAATATTAAAAAGCAAAACTATTATTTAGAATTTTATAAAACTGGTCAAGAAATCCATACTCCAATAGATGATTTACAGTTTTTAGGTACTTGTAAATTATTTATTATGCAAGAATTGTGTTTATATGTTTTCTTAAATACTAAACAAACTTATGGAATACGGATTACTTCCTAAACAATTAGGCATTTTTGAAGTTGATTGTGATGAAATGTTTTTTTATCAATACTTACCTATTAAGATGCCAAATGAAACTAATGTTTTATATGAAAAAAGACTATATTGTTTTAACAAATTAGTAAGTGTATGTTGTTGTGATTTTATTGGTGAATTTGGACTAAATAATTATGTAGAATCCTATGTTTATTTAACCGCTAAACATCTTTATCAATCTGACAATAATAAATTTAATAGAGAAGGTTGGCATAGTGATGGATTTTTGACAAATGACATTAATTATATATGGTCTGATAAATTTCCTACAACATTTAATAAGTCTAAATTTAATTTAACTAAAGATGATAAATTATCAATTTTAGAAATGCAACAACAAGCTCAGAAAATTAATGATGTATTTTATAAAGAAAATGAATTATTGAGATTAAATCAATATAACATACATCGTGTATCTGATATAGGCGAGCCAGCTATAAGAACATTTTTAAAAATATCTATTAGTAAAGACAAATATGATTTAAATGGTAACAGCCATAACTATTTATTAGATTATAAATGGGAAATGAGAGAAAGAAATAATTATAGAAATATTCCACAAAAATTATTTTAAATGCACACTAAATACTTAGACTTTGGAGTTAACGTAATAGTCGTTAACGACAAGAAGCAAGCTATCTTTCCTTGGAAGGAATATCAATCAAAGCCGATTACTAAAGAAGAGCTTGAGCGCCAATTAGCTGATAGCAGAGCTAAAGGCATCGCAGTAATTTGCGGAGCGGTTAGCGGAGGGCTTGAGGTAATTGATATTGATACTAAGTATGAGACGTTCCCACTTTGGGAACAAATTAAGAATAAAATACCGCAAGATATTTTCGCCAAGCTACACATTGTACAAACCAAAAGCAATGGCTACCATCTCTATTATAAATGCGAGGAGATAGAAGGCAACCAGAAGTTAGCACAAAGATTACCTACTGCTGATGAGCTGCACAATAGCCCACAAATTAAGACCTATTGTATTATTGAAACCCGTGGTGAGGCTGGGTATGTGGTGGCTCCGCCAAGTGATGGCTATACTATCGTTCAGAAAGGTATTAATATAATTACCATTGAAGAGAGGTCGACCTTGTTTGAAGTAATGAGGTCGTTTAATGAAATAATTGAGGAGCAAATTATTGAGGCACATCAGCGACCAAGTACTAAGGATTATGGTGTATCGCCATTTGAGGATTATAATAAGAGAGGTGATATTAGTGGTCTATTGCAGTCACACGGATGGCAAGTAGTTAAGGAAAACACTGAGAGGGTATATTTTCTTAGACCTGGAAGCAAGGCTGAGCATAGTGGATCGTATAATAAGTCACTCGGCTTGTTTAGTGTCTTTTCAGTTAACACCCCATTTACTCCTCAGAAGGGTTATAGACCCGCTATTGTTTACGCTATACTTGAACACAATGCAGACTACAAAAAAGCAGCCAAAGCCCTCCTCGAGCAAGGTTACGGCGAAAAAAAAACCTCAGACCGACTCGAACGAACTCTTTTTAATAAAAAGCAAAATGGAGCTACAAAGGACGAATTGGTTTCGCTCCTCGTCCAGTCCCATCGGAAATCTGTCTCGGATGCAACGGAAATGGTAGACAACCTTGAGCAAAGGTGGGGTGAGCAGATCTGTACGTTTTGGGATGTTTCCGAACAAGATAGGCTTACTATTAATAGATATAAGCTGCAAGTATTTCTCACCACAGTAGGAGGCTTTAGGCTTTATTTTTATGACCAAAATAGCACTATTTATCGCCTAGTAAGGATAAAGGATGGATTTGTAGAAGAGTCCTCCACAGAGCAAATAAAACGCTTTATAAAGGATTATATTGATAGGCTACCAGATAGCTTTGATGGAGGAATCACACCTCAAGATTTGCTTGAGCATATCTATCGTGGTGCATCAGCCTTATTCAGTGACGCGTTCTTTGAGTTTTTTGATAGGGCAGATATTAATTTCCTTCAAGACACCCAAGACACTTCTTACTTCCCATTTAAAAATGGTGTAGTATGTGTCAGCAAAGGCAAGATAGAACTCAAGACGTATGGTGAATTAAATAAATTTGTTTGGAAAACTCAAATCATCGACCATCATATTTATGTTGATGATGGAAGCATAAAACTCGAAGAAATTGAGTATTATAAATTTCTGCATTATATCAGTGGTGAAGAGCCAGAAAGGCTTATGTATGCCATCACACTTATTGGATACTTATTACATACCTATAAAGACCCCTCCCGCCCGTTCTCTGTCATCCTTGCGGAAGAGACTGAGAATGAGGCTAATGGAGGAGGCACTGGTAAGGGAATTTTTGTAAAGGCTCTTGGTCATTTATCTAACCTAGTCCGAGTGGATGGTAAGAACTTTAAGGTAGATAAGAACTTTGCTTTTCAGAGGGTTGATCTTGACACAAGGATACTTGCTATTGAAGATACACGTAGGAACGTTGATTTTGAGGGTTTTTACTCCATTATCACTGAAGGAATCACTGTCGAGAAGAAGAATAAGGATGAGTTATTTATCCCTTATAAGGATAGCCCAAAGGTTATGTTTACCACCAATTATACCATCCCGAATATGGGCAACCACGCTAAGAGAAGGCAGAAAGTGTTTGAATTTTCGCCATACTTCGGAGCTGGTAAGACCCCAGAGGATGTATTTGGACATAAATTATTTGAAGATTGGGACAAAGATGAGTGGAATAGGTTTTTTAATTTGATGTTTAACTGCGTTCAAATCTACCTTGAAAGTGGTGTTTTGGCAGTCGAAAATTCGGATAAATTGCTTCGTAAACAAGTCCGCGTCCAGTTCTCGGAGGAGTTTTTAGAGTTCTTTTTGGGGGTGGTTGAAGAGAAGGGAGTGTGGATAAGTAAGGAGCAAATGTATAATGATTTTTTAAATATGACGGGTTTTGAGAAGAAAGAATACTCGATGAAAAGGTTTTCAAAGGCGATTGATGAATCGTGTACTATTTTAAAAATCGTGTACCAAAGTACGCGATCGAAGGCTCATAATAACAAAAAATGTATAAAGTTCGTAGAGACAGAAGAGTTGTTTTAAAAGTGGCTAGTAGTTTTGCCCTTTTGGGTACACGATTTTGGGCTTTGGTACACGATTGGTACACGATTAGTACACGATTAAAACGTTGATTATCAATGCCGGTACACGATGTACACGATTTTTATATGTTTTTTCTATGCCCTCCTTTTTTTTGGGCAAAAAATATAGGTGTGGGTGGAGTAAGGAAAATCGTGAAAATCGTGTTATCGTGTATCCAGCAATTTTTTAAAATTGCTTTGTATAGGATATAGACCAACTAATGTTAAAGGTTTTTTGTTATCTTTATATTGATAGTTATCAACATTGTAAATTATTTTAAAAAGTATAAATATGGTAAATTTGTCTAATGTTTTGGAGGCAGTTGTAGAGATTTCTGGTGTACCACCTTATCAAGTAATTGGAAAGAGTAGAATGAAAGAAATTGCAATGGCTAGGCATTTATTTTGTTATATGGCGAGATTGCATACCAATGCTTCACTTTTGGCTATTGGAGAGTTTTTGTCGGGGAGGGACCACGCAACGGTGATGAACTCGGTCAGAGTATCCAATGATATGATTGATACCGATTATGGGGTTTTTGTTGAGATGGTGAACGAATGCTCGAATTACATAACAAAGAACTGGAAACAAGATTTCACTTTTTCCGTAACTATTCCTTATGGTGTAGAATTTACAAAAGTTAAGCAAGCTCTGGAAGTTTTTGGGGTGGAAATAAAATAAATTCCGAAAATGGCGGTCAGGGATTTTTGGCACAAGGGATTTTTGGCGGGTTTTTGGCACAAGGGATTTTTGGCACCTATCCGAAAATGGCGGTCATACCTAGCAATACGTCAATTAAGTAGTATTAGGTATATTAAAGTACCTAATGATACGTAATAACATATAACAAAATATGCTCAATCAATTTTAAGGCTATTTATAGCCGTTTTACGGGCTTTTGTTGTGTAGGTATATCAACATATTACTTTTGGTTTAAATTGGCTGAAATTGGCTTAAAATTGCATCTAATTTAATTAGATATTATTCAAGCTGCAAAACCTGTCAAAATATGCATCTTCCTGAGCTTGAATATATTGCTTAATGTTTTGCGCTTCAGTTTCTAAATCCTGGAACTGTTTAAACTCCTTAGAATGTATTGAATAAGCTTTTTTCCCGTCCAATAGGATTAATTCACCAGGTAAGATAACGCGCAATGTTCCCGCGCATTTAGTTTTAAACTTGTTTGTAATAATTGGCATAAAATTGAAATTTAGTGGGGGCTTATGGCAGTAATGAACTGCCCGCGCTACATTGCTATAAACCCAAAAAAACGGGCTTTAATTTAGCCCGTTAGTTTTGTCGAATATCTTGCTTATCTGTTCCAGGTATGTTTGTTCCTTTGGGGTTATTTCATCCCAAAAAGCAACACAAAAAGCCGGAAATGGCAATTTTAATCTTTGTGTCTTAGGTATTCGCTGGTATTCTTCTTTCAGCGCAAAATAATTTGAACAGATGAAATTATAAATTTCCTCAGCTATTTTTGTCCTTTCGTTTTTCATATTAATTAATTACAAAGTTTGAATTTTGTTTTTTAGCCTTACCTTTTGCCACTAGCCCTACAATACATTGCTTAGGGTCGTTTACCCTAAGGTCGGAAAGATCACCATTGATAACAGTTAAACCTTTGTAGGTTGCGGGTAATTCATTACGGAAAACAACAGCAATATTTGCGCCTAAATTTATTGCTTGTTCTACTTGTTGATCATTACACTCTGAGCGGCTAAATGTTAAATGATAGCGGCTATTTTTGTACTTTTTTACGTGATTGATATTTTTGGTATAGTCGTAAAAAATAAGGTCAGAATAGAATTCATCTAGAAAGTTTATACCAGTATACCTAAGCAGTAACCCTAAGTGGTCGATATCAGACGTACCATTCAAACGAATAGCAATATTTTTATTTTGCTTAATTGCTGAGTCGTGTATTTTTAATAATTCATTGCCCAATTGAATATAAAACTGTTCGCGGTTGTCTCTAAAAACTTCAGTTTTTTTAATTCTTGACAATTGGACGTTAGAAAATACGCCGCGCCCAGCAGTATTCAAACATAATGCGCGACACTCTGGTGACGCAAACGGGCAAAGGTCGACGCCCTCAACAATTGTTGAAGGTGCTAAGTACATAATATACGTTTCTAGTTCATTTTTAGCAGTTTTGGCGTTAGTTGCTCCTTTGCTTAATAAGTTCTTAATTTTTTTTGTTTCTGTAGTTTGTAGCATAAAATTTAAGTTTATAATGATTCAAAAATATTGATAATTTTTAGCGCAATAATTAGAACAGTAAAAAATAGTATTATTTGTTTTGTTTCTTTTTTCATTAGTAATTTATTTTAATTGTTTTGCTGGTTGATACTTCGCGCGCTTGCAATTGGTAACCTTTGTGATTCTTTGCGAATTCAATGAACTTTTGTAGCTCGAATTCATTTAGCAAACTTGCATAAATTAAATTGTTAACCTGGTAACCTTCGTTAACGTCGATAGCTTTAAATTGTTTCTGGTTGTCAAACTTTGCGTATATTCTAAAATAAGTTGTCATTTTTGTAGTTTTTTAAGTTGATTAAATAATACCCCACTGTGAAAGGTTGAATAAAACAATAGCAGTGTAAAAAATGATTGAGATAAATAGTGCCTTTTTCATTGTAGTGTATTTTAGTTGTTTAATAATTGTGATTCAATAGTTTTAATTGTTTCCTCAGTTGCGCCGCTAATGATAGCAATGAAATGAGCATTAGCGTTGATCAATTCTAGTTCACCTGGTGTGCAAAGTGTTTCAAGTAGTGTAGTGTTCATGTGTTTTGTTTTAATTGTTTAGACAAATATAGATACGTATATGATACTATCCAAATTTTATTTATACTTTTATTATATATTTATTTATTTAATATCTAAATTGATAGTTCTTAACATAGTATTGATAAGTAATTATATATAATATTTTGGTTTATTGCTAATTTTATGTTAATTGATGAATAAAAAAGGATTCTATATATCTAAACAACGCAAAGGTGAACTAGTCCTTAACGTATTTGCGGAGGATTTTAGCGAATACCTGGCGCAATGTAGCAAGGTAAACGGGTGGGTAAAGTTTAGAATTTATGAAAGGGAAAAAGCTGCGTCCAATGGTCTTACTCATAATATGGAGCTAATAGAATTTAAAGATAATAAAATTGATGTTTAAACATTAAGTGTTTATTCAGATTATTTCAGTTTATGGAAGCAAAGCAAGATGAACAAATAAAGAAAAAAAATGGCGGCGCAAGACCAGGAGCAGGACGCAAGCGCAAGATGGAAGAACACGAATTAATCGAGCGACTTTATCCAATGGCTGACACTGCTTTTCGTGTACTTAATGAAAAGATAGCTCAGGGTGATATGAAAGCAATACAAATATTTTGTAGCTACTTTATTGGTCTACCTACTCAGAAGATAGAAAACAAAATCGAGGGCCAGCTCAACCAGGTCAGCGTTGAAGTAGTGCGACCCGAATTAGTAAAGGAAGAAGTAATATGTAACTGATTGAATGTTAACGGGTTAGAGTCCTACTTAACATAACATACCTTATAAGCGAAATGAACTGGTCGACCGATTAAGATAGGTGAATATAGGTTAAAGCGTTGAAAATGAGGAAGATACGATGAGGGGGACTTAAAGAAAAGCCGAATTGGACCGAGGTGGGTAAAACGAAAAATTTGACAGACTACTTTTGACCATCTAACTTTTGATAATATACGATGACCCCTATTTATACCATAGTTTTCAAACTGAAAAACTAATATTGAAATTTTTTTTTATATATGAACGCTAAACTCCAAACTAACAAGGTCTACGAAATACTTTCAGACTCAAAGAAGAGAATCACTGTAATGCAAGGGGGTTCTCGTTCTGGAAAAACTTACAATATTCTTATTTGGTTTATTGTAAAGTTGTTACAAGAAAATGGTAAGACTTTAACAATAGTCCGACAATCGCTTCCGAGCATTAAGGGTACGGTGTTAAGGGATTTTATAGATATACTTTCGCGTCTTGGTATTTATAGTGAGGACAATCACAACAAGACGGACCAGATTTATTCTTTGAATGGCAATATTGTGGAGTTTGTATCGGCAGATCAACCTCAAAAGATTCGTGGTCGTGCAAGAACGTATTTGTTCTGCAATGAGGCTAACGAATTGACGTATGAGGCTTGGATGCAGTTGATAATGAGAACTGAGGGTAAGATAGTGATTGACTATAACCCTTCGGACTTATCATCTTGGATTTACGATTCAGTTATTCCGAGAGATGATGCAGACTTTCATATTACTACTTTCCGAGATAACCCATTTCTTCCAAATGAGTTAGTCTTGGAGTTGGAGAGGTTGAAAGATGCCGACCCTAACTATTGGACCATCTACGGATTAGGAGAGAGAGGATTGTCACAAGACTTGATATACTCACACTGGAAAACAACAGAGCAGATGCCAGAGGATGGAGAGGTGGTGTACGGATTGGACTTTGGGTTTAACGTGCCTACGGCTCTTGTAAAGGTGGTCTTCCACGAAGATGCTGCGTATTGTCAAGAGTTGATATATGAGCCAAAGATGACAACTGACGATGTGATAGAGAGATTAAAGACATTAGGCATAGAGAAGTGGGATGATTTGTATTGTGATGCTGCCGAGCCGAAAACGATAGAGAGTATAGTGAGGGGAGGGTTTAATGCCAAACCAGCTAACAAAGATGTGACGGAGGGAATAAAGACTGTAAAAGCTACACCATTGTTTATTCACCAAGATAGTGTAAATTTGTTAAAGGAAATAAAAAACTATCGTTGGAAAACGGACCGCAATGGAAACAAACTTGATGCTCCCGTGAAGTTTAATGACCATATTCTTGATGCACTTAGATACGGCATATTTAGTAAATTAACTATCCCAAGTGTTACTTGGGGTGCAATATAAAAATAGATGGGTTTATTAGACATATTCAAGAAAAAGGGTTTAGACCCGAATCAGAATGTAACAACAAATATTAGGGGCATCAATGGAGCGTTGTTACAAGAGTATGAGAATGGTAAGTATGTTTACGAGGGATATTTAGGTAATGCAGATGTGTATAGTATTGTGTCATTCCTTGCACGTAAGGCTGCATCTATTCCGTGGTACGTTTACAAAACAAATAATACAGAGAAAGGTAGGACATCATTAATGCGCTACAAGCAACTAACAAAAGGCTTGGGCAATCAAGGTGCGTTTGAGAGAGCGGTGATAGAGAGAAAGAACGCATATAGTGAGAACATTGTGATGAACTCTGCATTAGCAAGACTATTAGAAAGACCGAATGAATACCAAGCACAAGACCAGTTCCTCGAAAACTTATTTGGTTATAGATTTTTGTCAGGAGAGGGTAATATCTACGGCAATGATGGAAAGATGGGGGGAAAGTTCGCTGAACTTAACGTACTTCCAACCCATTTCTTGGACATCTACCCCGACCCTAACGACCTCTACGGACTCGTTGGTTATAGACTTATGGTTGACAGAGGAATAGATATTCCTAAAGAACAAGTTTGCCAATGGAAAACTTGGAACCCTGACTTTGATGCAACTACAAGAACGCATTTGCGTGGGTTGTCACCATTACATGCAGCATACAAAACACTTCGTATGAGCAACAATGCTGCGGATGCGAGTGCGATGATGGCGGCTAATGGTGGAGCGAAGGGTGCAATCACTCCTAAGCCACTCGGAACGGTGGTACCATCATTTACAATAGAGCAAGCAAACATTATTAAAAGAGCAGTGAACGAGGACATCAACACTGTGGATAATAAAGGCAAGGTTGCGGTGCTGCAAACTCCGTGGGACTATTTAAACTTTGGTCTATCCTCTGTGGATATGGAGCTAGTGAAAACAATGCAGATGAGCCTTCATCAGTGGTGTAGAGTATTCGGTATGCCAGCGGTGTTATTTGATGTTGATACGTCATCATACAATAACTATCAAAATGCAATGCGTGACCTAATCACCAACACAATTATGCCAATGTGCTGCTCTTTGAGAGATGAGTTGAACAAATGGTTGGTACCAAGATTTGGTGAGGATGTATTCATTGACTTTGATATAACTGCACTACCAGAGATGCAGCAAGATATGGAGAGAATGGTACGTTCTCTTCGTGATGCGAACTGGCTAACGATGGATGAGAAGAGAGTAGCTATGAACTATTCTAAGAAAGAGGGTGCGTGGGATATGAGTTATATCAATCAGGGGCTTGTGCCAATCACTCAAGTAATGATGGACCTAAGCATAGCAGATGATAATAGCAACGACAACAGACAAAGAGATATGGGCGATCGTGATGAAGAGATTTCCGAAGATCCCTACGGAAATGACGTGCCTGACAGAGAGGACGATGAGGATGCAAGTGAGGATGTCGTATAAATTAAAACTTATCAATGAACGCAACGCAGCGAGGGACATATTGGCTGAAGGTGGAGAGGCTGCGAAGGACTCTTGATAAGAAATATAGTTCTTTGTTTTTTGGTGTATTAAAAAGTGAGTTAGAGAACTTTGCAAGAAGTGTAAGAAGAGATGGTGCGAGTGCTGCGGTGAGCGGGCTTGGTGCAGTTGCTTGGGATGATAGGATAATGCCTATTATGAGGCAGATGTACAGAGAGGTGGCAACAATTTTTGGCAACGCAACATTTAGAGCAGTGAGTGTGGATAGCAAAAAGGCTGCTAACCCATTTGGTATAAATGATGAATTGTTAGATGAGATAACATCATTTCTAATTCAGTGGGGGTTTTTACTTGCATCACTAATGACTAAGACAACCAAAGATAGGTTGATAGTTATAGTGAACGATGCGATGGCACAAGGCTTAAGCAATGAGGAGATAGCAAAGTTGGTGCTGAGTGACCCACAGATACAATATGCAAGGTATAGGAGCGTGATGATAGCAAGAACTGAGGTGATGAGAGCAAGCAACTATGCAGCATTAAAAGGTGCAGAGAAGTTGCCATTCCAAGTTGATAAAATTTGGATAAGCACAAGAGATGCGAGAACAAGACGCATACCTAAAGATTTTTTTGACCATTGGAATATGGATGGGCAGATTGTTGGATACAACGAGCCATTCGTAAGTGCTGATAAAGTTGGGAGACCTATTGTGGTTGATGCACCAGGTGACCCAACTGCACCAAAAGGATTTACAATTAATTGCAGATGCGCAGTAGGATTCATTCCGAAGCGTGATGCAAACGAACAACTAATAAGAAAATAATATGCCAGTTTACGAATGTTCAAACGGAAAATATAGAATAGGAGATGGTGAATGTATTTACACTACAAGGGATAATGCCAACGCGGCTTATAGGGCTTATTTGGCAGAGGAGAGAGAGAATGGAAAAGAGGAAAAGGCGGATACTTACAACGACTACCCAGAGGCAGCATCTAATAATGCTAAGAGGGCGTTGAAATGGAAAGAAGAGAATGGTAGCACTTGTGGAACTGATGTGGGGTGGACAAGAGCAAGGCAACTTGCAAACCGTGAGAGATTGTCACGTGATACTATTGCTCGTATGGCATCATTTAAGAGACATCAGCAGCATAAAGATGTCCCATATAACGAAGGTTGTGGCGGTTTGATGTGGGATGCTTGGGGTGGTGATGCTGGTATAAATTGGGCAATAAGCAAATTAGAACAAATAGATAATAAAAAGAATATGATTTACAATTACAAGTCTTTTGGTCTAGAGGTCAAAGATGTTGATGCGAAAAGTGGGGTAGTAAGTGGTTACTTCTCTGCATTTGGTATGGTGGATAGCGATGGCGACATTATGATGCCAGGAGCATTCAAGCGTTCTATCCAAGATTGGGGAGTAGATGGTAAGCAAAGGATTAAGCACTTACTAAACCACGACCCATCTAAACCTTTGGGTAAATTGATGAGTCTAAAGGAAGATAGCTATGGACTCTATTACGAGTCTAAAATAGGCACTCACCAACTTGGTAAGGACTTTATCAAGATGGTTGAGAGTGGATTGATTGGTGAGCATTCTATTGGCTTTAGAACACTAAGAGAGCAAAAGAGTGGAGAGGCTAATGAGATACACGAGGTGATGTTGTTTGAAGGCTCAAGTTTAACTGCTTGGGGTGCAAATGAGAACACACCATTATTAGGATTAAAAAATATGGGCAACGTAGAACAAGTTAAGGATCAAATCAAAGCATTCGAGAAGTTTATCCGTGATAGCGATGTCACTGATGAGACAATCGATTTGTGTTTAATAAAAGTAAAACAACTCGCACAAGCAATAGAGATGATGAGTAGCACTGCTCCAGTCATTGCGACAGAGCCGCAGCAAAAAGAAGCTGAATTGCCAGTGGGTTCATTTATATCAATAATCAATAAAATTTAACAAAATGAGCGATTTAAAAGCATTCGAGACTGCCCTCGAATCAAAATTGGCAGAACAAAAGGCTGAGGTTGCAAGTGTAACCGAGAAGGCTGCAAAGGCATTTGACTCTAAAGTAGAGCAAATCAATGAGCAAATGGAGAAGTCTAACAAGA